TATATATAGAAGTTGTCCAGAATAAGGAACAACTTCTGGTACGGTAATAGGAATTGAAACTGTTCCTGTTGCACCAGATGTTAGTCCTATTAGTGTAGATGCTATCACTGAACCTGTTGTGTTAGCCAATTTAAGTTGATTTGATCCATTCCATGCGACTACAGTTCCAGTGAATGTTGTATTTGGAAATAGACCTTGATAAACAACTTCATCTTCAACAAAATTGTCATCACCAACACCAGATAGTGTTAGAGTTGTTAATTGAGAAAATGCAGTATTAGTTTTTACATTTGTAGTGCCATAAACGTAAGGATCTTTGATTAGCGATATCTGTCTAAAGTCATTTGTAACAGGTAACTTGCCATTTTCATCATATCTTAGTCTCATGTTAATCATAAGATTACTACCGCCAAGTTCGCGCATAGAATCAGAACCATGACCACCAGGTGGACTAATAACTGCTCTCAATACGGCACCAATACCGCTCGTTGAATCATCATATACCTGAATACCTGCATAGGTATATCCTGTGCCTGGTCTATCAATAACTATCGCAGAAATTGTATTTGAAATTACATTAGTTTGAGCAAATGCGTTTGCTCCTGTTCCGTCTCCAGTAATTGTAATCCAAAGTTTGGTGTTATCGCTATAGTCTTGACCGCCATTGACAACCTGAATAAATTCTAGACCGCCGTCAATTGCACCTTCTTGAACATCCCACTGCAAAGACGCATCATCATTAGCAAGAGTTTTTACTGGAATATATTCGTCGGTTGTAAATCTGAGTTGTTCAGCAGGAGAAATAGTGTACATATATTTCCAGATATAACCGTCAGTTTCCTGAACTGTACCTGTCGTGATCTTCTGAATAGGAACATTCTGTGACGGCGCACCATTATTATTTGAAATGCACTTGTAAACATCCCAGTTAGGAGTTACAATATAGAACTTAGTATTTGGATTAAAGAGCATTAATGAACATGTGCAATGGTCATAACGATCATAGATGACACCTTGTGTCCAGTCTATTCTTGGAATACAATGGTACAGGTCATTGCCTGTAATCTTCTTGGCGCCGATCATGTTACGGTAGACTTCATATAGAGAAGTCACTGAACTGTTAGCCTGAAGTGGCGCTGAGTCATTGGCCCAAGGTTCTACTTTTCCAATTGTAAAATACAAGCTGGAATTGGCAGCTTCGGTTACAGATTCCTTAAACTGTTCTGCATTATAGATGTTTAAGTTTTTTGAATAAACTGAAAATGTCATTTTTTACCTTATTGTATTATACCATAATACACATTACCAGATGTATTTACCGTGTTAGATTGAACAACAAAGAATGTATTAGCATTTGATGTTGTGACAGTAAAGATACCATTCATGATATTTATAGTATTTCCTGATTGGAATTCCAAGTAAACATTGTTTCCTGATACCAAGCCGTGTGAAGTTTTAAATATGCGAATGTTGCCTAGATTTGCATTATATGTGGCAGGTCTGTATATTATCTCATTTGTTTGTGTTTCGGTTCTTACCTGAACATTCATCGTTTCACCATTGTCAACAGATGTGTATTCGCCGAACAAACTCATACCAGCAGGATGCGCTAGGTCTTTCAATGCTTTTCTATAGTTTGAAATGGCCTGCTTGATACGCACAACATATGAATAATTGTGATAATATCTTCCGTCTTGCAAGAAGTTAAAGCTGCTAAGATGACCGTCATCGTTTAGATAACGACCAGGATATGTAAATACACCCTGAACAATTGTAGAATTTACCTGAGCGGTTCCAGAACCTAGATGCTTCAAATTGATCGTTGGCGGTGTCTTGTATCCAGAACCGCCTGAGAAGATTGTCAATGAAAGAATGGCACCGATATCATCAGATGTGCTTATCATTTTTTCACCAGCGCCTAAGACAGCCGTAACAGCAATGTTTGCGCCTACACCTGTTCCAGACAATACATTTGCTCTTGGTAATTGAAGCATATTGTAGCCAGAACCACCAATGTAATGACCTGGTACTTCCTTAAACTTGACACTTGTGATTGCGCCTGTTCCATTTACGGATGCAACATATCCTCTCGCACCAACGCCAGCACCAACAGTGGCATATGGCTGATTGATTATCTCAATCTCATCATTTACAGCATAACCACTACCAGCATGAACAATTGCCATCTTACCGAGAATACCAAGGTCTTTAACTCTTGTGTTAGCTTGTGCTGACAATGTGGTATTACTGATATAGTTTTGACCACCATTAAGAACCACAATTCTTTGTATTGGTCCAGTGTTTGCATACGTAAAGAATTGCATAGAGTTTGCTAGTGAAGTATACAAACTCGGTTTCTTGATAACTTGGAATGGTTGATTTGTTAGTGGTCCAGGCAAACCAGGACTTACTGTCAATTGACTAGTGATAGAGTTGGACTTTGTTATTGTTACATTGGTGCCAAAGCAATAAATGTTATCGAATGTTTCAAAGAATACGTTCGAATTTGCTTTCCATGCCGACAGGTTGATAGTTGTAACACTTGCACCTGTTCCGCAGCTTATGGTCAAGTTAGAGTACGCTGAGAATGGTGCTGTCCAAACATCAACTCTCTCGAAACTGATATTGCCTGGTATCTGTGGTGTAAACTGAACGTTTGTCGTGTTTACTGTATTGGATGAAATGTATAAAATGTAGTTGGTACCTGTAGACACATTATAGACATTTAATGAGTCGCCAGTTTTGAAATAAACATTGGAATTTGCAATAAGCTGATCAAAATACAATTTATCAACTAATGTACCAGAAGCAGAGTTGGCAACAAGATTTGATGTAACTGGAGGAACAGTTACTAAAACAACATCTAAGTTAGGATAAGCAAGTGTTTCATATAATGATGCAGAAAGATTGCCAATAACTGTGTTTGCTTCCGATGCAATTGTAGATATCACAATATTGTATGAATTAGGGTGAACAGACTCATCAGTATTAACAAGAGATATAAGAGCGTTTGCACCAGTACCTGTAGGACTTGATACCAATATTAGATTAGTGTTTTGAAATCCTGCACCACCATCGGTCGCTGAAATTGTTTTGATTGCTGCTGAGGAAATAGAAGATACGACAATAACGCCACCAGAACCTGTATTGCTTTCTACTATGGCAGTATCACCGATAGAATAATTATTACCTCTGTTTAATATGTCAACTCTAACAATGATACCAGAGAACACATTGGCTGAAATGTATTTAACTTGACCTTCTTCTTCAAAAAGAGCATTAACTTTTTCACCAGCAACAAAGTCTCTTACCTGGTTAGAAACCTTAAGTTCTTTAACAATAACACCATTCTCATAGTAGACATCTACTGATTCTACCGTTGCAGTTGCGTTTGATGTGCTACCACGGATTTGACGACCAGTAAAGTTCTTGGCTGTGTATATGCCTGGATCAGAGGTGTTGTTTACCTGAATATCAAAAACTTTAAGTGACTTTTCTTGATACCACTTACCGTCAGATGCTTTGAGAATATCTCTTTTTGGATAATAGAAATCTGTTTCCATATCATACAGAATGGCCAACAGAAATTCAATTGATTTCTCGGTACCTCTTGCGCGATAGAAGTCTTTGATGTGTTTAATCAACAAAGACTTGTCAGCGATGGTCTTTTCAGGCAGAAGACTTAAGAATTGATTGTATAGTTTTTCGGAATATAAATCGATTGTCTTATCTGGATCAAGAGCATCACGAAATCCTTTTGCTCTCTCAATTGTCTTACCTTCTTGCTCAAGATACTGGTAATATGCCTCAATGAATTTAACAAAAGTAGGGTGATCATTCCTAACAAAGAATGGTGCCTGAGAGTTTACAAAATTTGAAATGCCTACGTTTGTATTAGCCATTATTCAGCTTCTACTCTAAGTTGGATGGCAAAAGGATCACCTTCGTCAATACTAATTATTCTGTTTCTCAAAGGAGGAATAATTTCATTCTGAGCAGGTATGTTGAATGTAAGAACATCGGCTGGATAGAAATCATTAGGAACTAATGACTGAACAGTAAGCGATTGTAAGAAGACTTGACCTGTATTGTAATCGATTGTTCCTGCATTTGGATTAACAATGATTTTTTCACCATTGTTTTCGAAGTAGAACGTTCTAAGAATACCTGATCTTGCTTCTAGAACAGCCGATGCTGCGGCTTCTGATCCACCGCCACCATCAATGCTAATATTTGCGCGAGTATAGTTAGAGCCTCTATTTAATACAGTAATCTTGGATATTTTACCATTTACAATTGTTGCAGTCGCAGAAGCACCTATACCATCGCCTCTGATGTTTATTGTAGGAATAGAAGTGTAGTTTATACCAGGGTTTTCTACTAGAATTTCTTCAATACCTGTAAATGACTCAGGTACTTCTTCGATGAATATCTTTCTTAATGTATTGGTTAAATCAAACACATTTGCTTCTGGGAAAGTATACAGTTTAGATATGTAATCGCCTTTACGCAAAGGCAGATTGAAGTTTACTCGCACATTTTCAGTGCGACCTAGATTTAATATCTGTCTCTTTTGCAAGTATATTTGAATGTCAGAACCTGTAATGGAACGCTCGGCATTCTCAATATAGTTTTGCAACTTTGATTTTCTAAACGTAGAGTCAAAACGCTTCAATTCAGCATCATTATAATCTGAAATGGATGCTTTTACCAGTGTTAAAATTTCATCGGCTGTAAGTGAAGTCTTGCTTGGATTATACGTAACACGACCACTCATCGTTACATACTCATAGTCTGGATCTACAATTTCAGGAATAATTGTCATTACGTTTCTAGAACGAATAAGATTTTCTTTGATTTGTTCTTTTTGTAGAGTTGTTAGAACATAATTTGTTCTAGGTTTTAGTGATAGATAAATCTTACCGTAAACGACAGGATCATTGTCTTCACCGCCCCAGCATGATACAGCATCGATGAATGGGAAATCTCTGGTAATAATAGTCTCATAGTCATTCTTGGTCACTGCACGGTTCTGAACAGTGTAATGATATGGCGCACGGAAACGAACTTGTTCGATTGTTTCCTTATTTTCAGCACCATAAGAAGGTGATGTTGACTGAACAATTACATTGCTGCTATACTTACAACCAACTTTATCAACAAACGAGAACGCATTGATTGCGTTAGCTACCGAACCAACATTATCTAGATATGTGATATTGATAATTGAGCCAATCTTTGGTGTTTTACCTATGATATTATCACCAAACTGTACAACATAATTTAAATCGGTATCTTCTTCGATAAA